TGAGGGTTATTGAGCATGAGTGGACATGTCCCTGTCATGCGGAATTTAATACTCTTCATAGTTACTTGAATTTTGTTATTAATAATGTTAAATACTATCCAGCCAGTCCCATTACTATTAGGAATGCCACCAGTCCAATGTGTGTATATACCACCTCGGCATTCGTGAATGTCTCACCAGTGATGGCCGAGAATGTCATGTTATTCCGGCTCATCCATTCGTTGAATTTCTCTTTCATAATTACTTCGGTTTTAGTTGTTATTAATAAATTCGTTGCCGTAGATGGATTCGCACCATCGACGCACGGGTTAATCACCCGCCGCTCTACATACTGAGCTATACGGCAGACCGTTATTCTGTATGTTGCGATATTATTGCAACCATATCTCCTTACACCAGCCTCCCCCCGCCACCCAGGGAGCCTCTCCGCGATGTCTGCCAGTGTTATCGCATATAAAGTTCATTTCAATTCTTGACGTCAAGAAGCTCGCGCCTTGCTCAGGTCTTTCTTTCAGCGTCTTTTCCCGACGGCAAAACCAGCCTAACGTCGTTCAGCAAGCGGTCACGGATTGTTAGTCTCTCGCTCACCTATCCCGTTTCGGGCTGGGTAATTTTTCTTGTTCCAATCTGTCAAAGAACCACTCTCCTTTCATTCCTTGTGGAAGGAGCGGGATTCGGACCCGCGATGTCCTACACTTTCTTTGCCGCCTATCCGAGGCAATTTAATTCCATTTCAGCGGTTATTCCAGTGTTGCCTTCGACCACTCAGCCATCCTTCCGTCCTGTCTGTATGCCGCAACATCATTGCGGCCTTATCTCTCGTAGTCGCCCTTCCCTGATGAGCCTGTTGATCTTGTGCTTCGGATAGGCCCACGATCTCGATTCCTTCACCGTCCCGTCGGCCAACACAATCCTCACCTTCTCCCTTGGTAGCAACTCCCCATGCCTCCGTAACCATTCCGGCGTGAACATGCTAAATTGCTTGCACATGTCTTCAGGTGACAGCCACACCTCGTCGGCACCCTCCATCACCTCCGCCACGGTCTGCCTCACCGTAGCCACTATCTCCGCTCTCAGCAATCTATCCATCACTTCAATCTCTTATAAGCAATCGTCAAAGGTTCGCCAGTCTCCACACGCTCGAAGTCCATGTCTTCCAGTCGCTTCATCGTGGCAAACTGTACACGACCACTCTCTACTGCCTTTGCGTTTGGCAATGTAAAGACACCTGTCTGACCTATCTTCAGAGCCCTGATGTCGTCTCGTGTCACTCTGTCTGTTACCATGTTGTTTCTTAATTTTACTTAATTAGTTATTCGTTTTGTAACAACTTGGCAGAAAAAGCCGTATATTTGCAATCCGACACCCTCGCAAAGTGTTCGCAAATTGGCGGTTTACCGCTTGTGAAAAGACGGCCTCCCGTCTGACGGCTATTTTCTTGCCTCGTTGTAGTGTTAATTACTTACGGGTGCAAAGATAAAGTAAAAATCTGTAACTCGGTGTAAAAGCCGTAGAATTTTAAGGAACTTTAAGGATTTATGGTATAATTATGGGTAAAAAAGACAACGATGCACTCCGGCAAAAGAAGAATGAGCACTTCATCCGTGCCTTCAACTATGTGGCCACAGCCCGTAATATGAACCAGGGCGAACTTGCTACCGCCATTGGCAGTAAGTCCGCCTACATATCCGGCTACAAGTCAGGCATCCGTCCCGTCACCAATGAAGTCATTGAAGGTCTTGTCTGTGAATCGTGCGTTGCGCCTTCTCAGGAGATATACCGTGAATACCTCTTCGGCAACTCCGACATCATGCTCCTTGCCAATGTCACCGATGAAGAACAGGCAGAAGTAGAACTCCGTCGCAACAATCCAGACTACGACACCATGCAGCAGCGACACCGTACCTCCGAACGTGTGCATGATGACTCATATCCCACTACCGACCCATCCAGCATCATGAACGCTGCCCTTGCCGCACAGATGCAAACCATCGAGTCGCTGAAGTCAGAAAAAGCCACCCTCCTCGAAGCCCATGCCCGTGAGCTCAAAGCCAAAGACGACCTCATTCAGTCCCTCCGTGACCAACTCGCCGCCAAGGATCAACTCATAGCCGAACAGAAATCCCGTCTCATAGACTACCGTCACATCATCGACTCTCACAATGGTATATCCGACTACCAATTCCCCATCGGAGCCGCAGAACAGAACAGAAAAACAAAACGTATATGAAAGCATTACAAACAATCATTATCATGTGCATAATGTCACTCACGTTATTCGCACAAACTCCTACCCCACTCCGTTGTAAGTCCGACACACGATGTGGCCAATGCACCAACGAGGCCGACACCTCCGACACCCTCTGCACCATTCACGGACAACTCCCTGTTGCATCGCAATCATCAACCAGTCGAAACGTCACCACGCCGACTAAAGTAGCAACAACAAAGTCCAACTCTCGGCCAGTCCGTTCGTCCTTCTCACAAACAAAACAAACATCAAAACAATCTGCCACTCCAGTCTATTCAGGCAGATGCCAAGCCCGGACAAAGAAAGGTTCGCAATGTTCCCGCTCAGCATCTTCTGGTTCTCTTTATTGTTGGCAACATTCCCGTTAATTGCAAAATGTTTTCCGTTATGATTTTTACAAAATACAAGAAACCTCCGTAAAACATCTATGACCCCACCATTTCCCTGACTAACCCCAAGCGGGTCACAGGAAAATATTGGGGTAACGGCGTAAATGCTGAAACCCCTTTATTTATCTGATAGTTGAAATAACAGGAGATGTTTCCCGCGAGGGTGTTTGTGGGTGAAATCGTGTATTCGTGTGCAGTATTTGCAAAATGTTTCCCGTCGGCTGGCGGGGATGGTAAACAAAAACGTAAAACAATAAAGACTATGGCATCGACAATCACGACAGATATTATATTCGACCATCGCGGGAGCAAGGGCAGGGATGAAGTCGGCCCGATTGAAATCCGCGTGACATACGAACGGAAGGCAAGGTATATTGGCACCGGGGTATCCGTTGCCAGGCATGACTTCGTGGGCGGCTCCGTGGTGGGCAGGGCTGACAAGGACGAGTTGAACCGGCGCGTGAACATCATATTCCGCAAGGTGCAGGAAGAGGTGAACAGGTACATCGAGGAAGACCGACAGCTGGACGTTGCGGACATCAAGCGCAGGGCGTGGAGCTTGCGCGAAGACCTCGACCATGAGGGCACGGCCCTGCTGGACTTCGTGGAAGAACAGCAGAAGCAGATGGGACTGAAGCCCGGCACGGAGAAACATTATATAACATTGCGCACACGTATGCGCGAGTACGGGCAGCTGTCTCGCTGGGATGACGTGACGGTGGAGAACCTGTGCCGGTGGGACGCCTGGCTGCACAACATCAAGAAGCCTATGAGCGACGCGGACAGGCTGGCGGGTGAGGCGGAGCAGTGCATCGGGGACGGGGCGGTGTATAACTACCACAAGTGCCTGAAGGCGATTCTGAACCGTGCCGTGCTGTTCGGGAAGATTGAATACAACCCGTATGACCGCTTGCGTGGTAAGTTCAAGCGGGGCGACAGGGAGAGCGTGGAGTTTCTGACGAACGAGGAGATGCAAGCCGTGGAGTCGGTGCATCCGGTGAAAGGTACGGCAATGGCTGTTGCCCGTGACTTGTTCGTATTCCAGATGCACACAGGGCTGTCGTATGCCGACTTGCAGGCTTTCGACTTCTCGGAATATAAGCGGATAGACGGCAAGTGGGTCAACGCGGGACATCGTGTGAAGACGGGCGTGCAGTACCTGACGATGCTCACAGACGAGTGCATACGGATATTGGAGCAGTACGGCTGGCAGCTGCCGAAGATGGGCAATGCCGACTACAACCACGCGCTGAAGGCTATCGGCATGGCAGCCGGTGTCGCCACTCCGCTGCACTCACACCTGGCACGGCACTCGTTCGCCACGCGTGCCAAGGCGATGGGCATTGACCTGGCGAACATTGCAAGGATGCTGGGGCATACGAACACGGTGCAGACGCAAAGATATGCGAAAGTGCAGCCTGATCATGTGTTTGCCGATTTGCGGAAGATAGAACAACTTTCAACAAAGAAAGATAATGAAGAAAATGCTACTAATGATGCTCACAGGGCTGCTGGTAGTAGCCTGTGAGAAGCCGGTCCTCGGCGAAGTGGAGGATGAGAGCGAACCTGTTGAAATGGGGAGTAAGAACGATGTGAAGAAGTTCACGTTCACGGTGAAAGGCGACTTCGGTGCGGCTACGTTTACTCGCGGCTACCTGTCGGCTGACGGGAAGGATATGACCGACCTGTGGGTGTTTGACTATGTGGACGGTGCGTGCGTCCAGTCGCTGCATCAGACGGCTGGGGATGAAGCGTGGGGCAAGCCTACGCTCACTCTTGGCTATGGGAGTCATCATGTGTATTTCGTGGCTTCCCGTGGTGAGGGTGCAACGCTGGATGCCGAGGGGCACACGATTACTTGGACGGGGCCACGCGACACGTTCTGGAAAGACTATGAGGTAGAGGTGGTAAGCATCAGTAACGGCAACAGGGCGGTGACGCTGGACCGTGTGGCCACGAAGCTGCGCATCGTGGTGAATGATGAAGTGCTGACTGGCTGTAAGGCTGTGGCGGTGACGCCTGAGCGGTGGTACTATGGATGGGACTATGTAAACGGGGTTGCGATGGCATCGCAACAAACTGAAAGAAGGGTGACAGTGCCGGAGTCCTATGTTGGGACTATGGGGCAGATGTCTGTGAGCATCTTTGGACTGAGCGGAGCGGATGAATGGGTGACAAACGTCAGCATACAGGCACAGGATGCTGATGGCGGTGTGTTAGGGTCGGCTACGATTACCGGTGCACCGTTCAAGGCAAACCGCAGCACGGAGTACAGCGGAAACCTGTTCGGAAGCGCCGGTGGGTTGGATGTGAGCATAGATAGTAGCTGGGAAAACTCCAAGACAGGGACATGGTGAATAAAGAAAGGCGGCGGTTATTGTCCGTCGCCTTTCTTTGGATTGAGCATTTTGTCTATTTCTGCGAGTTCCTCCTGGGAGAACATAGTGCTGCGCTTCTCGTCGTTCTCCCATGAAAATTCCATAAGGTCTGACGCGCTGCTTATCCCTGCCTTTCGCAGGTCGGCCATGCCAGTACACATAATCATGTAGGTGCTCCAGCGGGTCATCAGAAGATAGGTGCGCTCCCGCTTGCGGTAGCCGTCGATGATAGCCTTGATCTCCCACCAGCGCAGCTCATGCAGGAACTCGTTGCGATTGTAGCCTACCTCGCCCACGACGAGGGAGTAGATGTCGTGGGCGGTCAGTCGTTTTTTTCTTCTTCACCAGCTGGCTGTGCCTGTGCCTCTTCTGCCATGACTGCGGGTATGCCCAGCCATTCGTTCATGGCTTCGATGACTGCCGCCTTTAGTTCTGCCGTCTCGCTGAATTTCGCCTTGCGGTTCAGCTGGTCAAAAGTGAAAGGCACTTTGTCGTTGGATACCTTCAGGGCGGCGTAGCAAAGCTGCATGGTAGCCTTCTGTGTGTCCATCTGTTGTAGGTCGAATGGCTTTCCGCTCAGATCTTCGTACTCGATTTCTGCGGCCATGCTGAAGCTGACGTTCAGGTCGTGGCCAAGGATGGTTATTTTCTTCATAGCTCAAGATGTTTAGCAGTGAGACCGTGCGGCAAAACCGCACGGCACACTGAGGTTGATAAATGTGGATTATTCTCCTTCGGGCTGCTCTTCCTCTTCGGTTGTTACGGAAGATGAAGAATATGGGCGACTGTTCGACGCTATGGTGGTGTTGAGAACTCCTACGCCAGTGAATGTGCCGCTGTAGGTGACAGACTGGTTGACGGGAGCGTTGGCCGTAAGGTTGGTGAGCATCGCCGTTCCGCTGGCCAGTACGTCGCCCTTGGTGGCTTGGCCTGCACCGCTGGCCTTGGCCAGTGACCACGCATAGTTGGTGCCTTCTGTGAGGTCGTGTAGGCCACCCTCGTAGATACATTCCGACGAAATGTCGTAGCTGATCTGTGTGGGCTCCTGTGACTTAAAGGTGAGCGATGAGCCCGATACCGACGTTACGTCTTTCGTAGTAGCGTCTTCCATCGACAGCGACAAATGTAGCGAGGCGTTTGTTGCTTGGGCAATGACTGTTTCCGAGCCGCTTGCGCCGAGGAACAGCCGCAGGAACTCGCCGCGCAAGACGTTGAATGACGGCACGTAGGGATTATCTTCCGTGTCGTCGTCAGCTGTTCCGGGAACAGCTATAAACTGGGCAGTGCAAGTCACAGGCTGGCGGTTGGGCGCATTAATCGTAAGGTCGTTGCAAATAGCCCTTACGAAGCCCCCAGGTCCTCGTCTTACGCGGTTGTTAACTCCGTTCGTCGGAGCCCAGCCCACGTTACCGCCGGTGGCGTTCATCAGTAAGAATGCCATCTGGAACAGTTGGATGGCTCCTTCTCCTTGCGCTTCCACCTGGAACTGCATGTTTTTATAGGTTGGTATTGGGTTGGCCCCTCCTATTACGCCGTTGGCACTGTCAGGGGCAAGGTCTTTGTTGGCAGATTCCTCTGTATCAACCCCACGTGTTACGCTGCACGATGTCTCTTCGGCCACAACGAGGCCATTGATGAAGATTCGGTAATTTTGTCCTTTTCTAAACATAGTCATCGATTTGTTGTGCATTGATAGTTAAGCGTCATGTAATTGCAAGGCTTTGCCGGGTCGTACTGCTCGTCGGTGGCTGAGAATTGCCATTCCACGGGGGTATGCGAATCGCCGACGGACTCACGCCAAAGGCTGACGCACGCTTCGCGCACGGCCTCGCAGAGGTCGGTCAGGCGGTCGTGGCTCTCGGCCACACAGAGGATGCCGACGTTGGCGGTGTCCTCGTCGCCCTCGGGCGTGTTGTCCTTGGTGAATCCTGTGTTCGTGACCGCGCCCGGCATGATGATGATGTATGGAATGGTATCCTCGTTCTCGTCCACCGTCGGGCGGGCGGGCAGGAAGATGCGGTCGCCCACGATGGCGGTCACGGCGTTGCTCCTGGTGAGTGCACGACTGAAGAAGTCTGCTGTCCTTAGACTCATAACTCTCAATGCTGGTTAATAATTATTTGTTTTTACGACCGGTCGTTGTTGCCGAACAGGCCGCCGTTTGCTACTGGGAGGAGTGTGGTTCCTCCGTTCTGATTACCACCGTTCTGGGGAAGCTGAATAATTTCAGGCATAATCTTTAAGTTTTAATTGTTAAACATGAATGTGCGGCACTTTACCGTACAATTATCTGATGAATTATTGTCTTGGGTTTACTCGTTAAAATACTGTTCGTAGGGTGTCCAGTCGATGCCGTCTTTCTCCAGCCAGCCGTCGGCCACGCTTTGATGGATGTGGTCCACGGCTGATGTGTAGAAATCCGTGGAGTCCTCCATCGTGCTGAAGGTGTGGTACACGGGCGTGCCGTCTTCCGCTTCGCCCAGCTTGAAGGTTACGGGCAGCGTTGCGCCCTGAGTCTGCACGGCGAGGTCGTAGGCAGCCTTGAAGTTGAACTGGTTTTCCTGTGAAAGCCACACGGGTTTATCCTTCCACACCAGCCCGCTCAGAATCTTTGCATCCGTGCGGTGGTTGATGTCCTGTATGATGGCATCCTTCACGTCGGCCATCGTCAGTTGCGACGCATGTTTCTTGTAGATGACTACTTCGCGCCACTCGGCCATGTCGGTGCCTTCCACGGGCTTGTAGCCGTAACTGATTACGATGCGCGAGGCATCCTGCTTGATGGGGGCATAGTTGCCCTGCTTTCCGCTTGTCTTGTTCATATCGTTGGAATGTTATAATGTTTTACACTTCGCCAATTATACTGCCAGGGGTTTACTCATCAAGTCTCGTGTGATGCAACGGCTGGCGGTATGACTGAGGATGCCGAGATACGAGTCAATGGTGCGCACGGCTTTCTCTTCGTTGCGCAGGTCTATCTCCTGTATCTTCTTGGTCATGCGCTCCAGCGTCTTATTGCTCACATAGTCGCGGTAGGGTTTCAGAAATGCACCGAGAAACTCCACGCCCTGACGCACCTCGCGGATGTGGAGTTTACCCATGTGGAGTTGCAGGCCCAGCTCGTCGGCCAGGAACTCACGTTCTCGTGGCACTTGCTGGATGAGCCAGTCGCGGTCTGGGTCTATCTGTACCGAGTCATCCACATAGCGGCCATAGTGATGGCACTTGATGTCGCGCTTGATGAATTGGTCGAAGACGTTGAGATATACATTCGAGAAGAGTTGTGAGGTAAGGTTCCCGATTGGCAATGCCACACCTGGCTCTGCGAAGCGCATACACTTGGCATGGTCGATGTCATCCCAATCGTGAAGGTCGCCTACGATGTGGCAATTCTTCATCGGGTCGAGCATCACAATCTGCTCAGTGAGCCACAGGATGAAGTCGAAGTCGCGGATGTCTGCCCATGTGGTTGCAGGTGTCAGCAGCACGCCGCTGGGGATGGTGGCAATATCTTCACTCAGCCCGACTCGGTGGGTGCTCATCTTGCGCATGGTGGAGGTGGCTATCTTCAGCAGTTTCTCGCGGTTGATGTGCATGAAGTAGCCGCGAATGTCAAGCGACATGGAGTAACACGGCTCCTGCCAGTTGAGCGAGGCTTCGCGGATATGCTGACGGATTCTGCTGATGCCATAGTGGGTGCCGCGGCCTTCTATGCAGGAATAGCTGTCGGCAATAAAGGTGCGCTCGAATAGTTGGTGGGTGTATCTGAAATAGAGGTGATGCACGATGCGGTCGCGGAATGCCGCACAGAAGACCTCGCGTTTCTTTGGGTAGGTAACAATAAAGCACTTCGAGGGAAGTGCCTTATATCTGCGTGTCAGCAGGTCGTCGCAAAGCTCGTTCAGATTCTCTGCCAGATTGGCCTCGAATTTCTGCACATACGCCATCTTGTGTTTGTGCCGTGCGGCATCGTAGAAGGAGACATAGAGGTCGTAGAGCAGTTGCGAGCGTGTAAGGTGATAGCATCCAGTAGCAAGCTGGTTCGTCGGTTGGAACATTCAGAATGAAGTTGATAAGTGCTGCACTGGCCTCAAGGCAAAACCGTTGTACCGATTGTTGTTGTTCTGCGGATTGACTCCGCTACTGTTGAAGTTCAGGTTCCTGGCGTTGCGGGCTGAGTTCCAAGTCGAAGACCAGTAGTTGCCGTTCGACCCTCTGTTGTTCCAAGTGCGGCCGTTGCCGTTGCCCGAGCAGGAGAAGAACAGACCCTGAAGGCTGTGTACTATTGATACTATGCGTCGGTTGCCACCTATACGACTGGTGCTGCGGAATCCATGAAGCGGAAGCCACTGCTCGTCTTTCTTTTTTCACGCCGCCCACGGCGGTATGACGGGCAACCTATGAACTTAACTTTTTCGTTCTGCTTTTGGTGTGACGGACTCATCTGAGGTGTGCTTGCTGTTAGAGTATGGATGCTATCTGTAGTTGCAGCCGTTGGATGAACTCGAAGTTCTCCGCGGGCGTATGCTGTGAGAGTTGATATGACATGATTTGCATAATCAGACCGCCTTGCGACGGTGCCTGCTGCTGTTGTGCCTCTTGTATCAGCGACAGCAGCGTCCGCTTCGGCTTGCCCTGCTGTGGTTGACGGTCGGTGTCTTCCTGCGGGTCGCTGTCCTTCTTGTCTTTCGGCTGTTTCAGCGGCTGTGCCTCCTTCCACTTCGCCACCGCTTCTGCCAACCGTTCGTAGGTGACTTCACTGCCGTCCTGCGGCTGTGGCAAGGCTACGGTGATGACAATATGTTTGTCGTCCTCAGCCTCGTAGTTGAGCCGTGTTGGGATATACTTCTCGATGCTCTTCAAAGGAAAACCGACGCGGCAGAAAGTTTCGTCGCTGTTCGCCATCGGGATGCGCGTCACGGCTATTGGTTTGCGGTCTTTCGTCTGCATCCGCACCTGGTCGTTGAAGGTGATGACGGCGATGAGCCATGCGCTCCTTTCGTAGGCGGAATAGAACGAACCTGTCTTGTAGAGGTGAATTAACCCCCACTTGTCCACTGTGTCGCGGTCGCGCTCCTGTTGCAGGATGTCTGCTAAATTTGCCATATCTATATATTTTAATTCAAACCTTTATTATTATTTATCTATTCCTGCCTTGTCGCGCCGCGCCTGTCGGCGCGTTGC